GGCAACGCACAACATCCGTTCAGCATCTTCGAATAACTCTCTAGCGTGATTTTCATCTAAGTCGCTTATTTTTCCGCTGATATAGATTCCGTTATTAGTTTTTCGCATCGTTCTTTTATTCCGTTGTTAATTAATTCATACTTTGCCCAAAACTCTTTTTCAGTAATGGGTGTAAAATTACCTCTTTCAAGACTTGCAAGTTGGTGGTCGTAAAGAACACCTTGCACCATAATAAAATCTTTATTGGCAGATATACAGTTATTGTCAGCTATAAGCAATATTGACCCACTGTATTTTTCTTCGTACCATGAAGGTGATTGTATCTCAACTTCCACCTGTTTTTTTACTGTTACTTTCATATTTGTTTCCTTATTAAATCAATTATTTCTTCTTCCTTGTCGCATTCATCAAATAACCAAAGCAATTCTACTCCTTCGTATTTGATTGATTTTAGCTCAATGCTACCATTTTCATACTGACCCTGCAATCCGCTAGGTTTTTCAATATCTGCTTTGACTTCGATACTGTGATTCTCGAAATCCACATTAAAGTATTCTATCATTTGTCGAAGTAGCTAAAAAACTTGTAAAACCAACCAGCTAACCAGTGTGTCGTATTTTTTTTTGCTACCCACTCACCACTACTAAGCTGATAAATAACTTCGTCATTCCTGAGCCTAGTTTGTTCTACAGTGTAAATGTGGCCTTTAAATGTTACTCGTTTCATTTGTCACCTCCTTTCGTATCGTTTCTTTTTTGATACTCTTTATGCTCTTCATATGTTCGTTCACTTTCGCTTGAAGCTTTACAAGCCGCCCATGCTATTGCTAGCACTACAAATAGAATGATTCCAATTGCTGTCATAATGTTATTTTTAATAAGTTAGTAATTTTATCGAAATTCTCTTTTCGTGGACTTCTAAGCCCTTGAAAGTATGCGTTGATAGTTTGCAACGGAATGCCCGTTTGCCTTGAAATTTCAGCCTGTGTGTAACGCTGTTCGGCTGCATACTTCCGAAAGATTGGCGCCCATTCGCCTGGTATTGGTTTGCTCATTTTTATTTGTGTTTTATTGGAGGCTTGCACCTCCCGATTAATTGTTAGTTGAAATACATTTTGTAGCATACATCATCGATTATAACGTGGTGGTACTCTTTTTCACCTCTTATCATTTCGCTATTATCAACAAGCTCCAAGCAAGGAATAGAGCCATTTTCGATAGCTTCGATAAAACGATTAGAGTAAATAGCATCTTCAAAATTAATACCTGAATTGCACACTTCGCTCATTCCGTATTCATTTACCATAATGTCGAAAATTTCACATTCAACATCTAAGTTACCTTGCATAAATCTTGTATTTACTTGTCTCGTTTTCATATTCTTTGTTTTTAAATGATATGCAAATGTGATACTTTTCTATTACATACACAAGTTGTTTTACAACATTTAACACAAATATTTGGATATTGTCGGAATTAGTAGTATATTTGCCGATAAATATGTTTTAAAACATGAAAAAGGTATTTGAATAATCAATTTTTTTCAAGATGGAAGATTCGCACGGTGGTAAAAGAGAAGGCGCAGGACGTAAACCAAAAGTAAGTGAGCTAAAACTCATTGAACAAATGGATGCAATACTTGTACCCGAAAGTCTTTGGATAAAAGTTGCTGAGTTGATAGAGGAAAAGGATATACAAGCTATAAAACTGTGGGTGCAATATCGTTTCGGTATGCCTAAACAAATAATTGATAACAACCTTACTTTAAAAAGTGGTTTTCCAACTTTAAAACAATTTTACGGTGAACAAGAAGTGGAAAAATCTGACGAATGATACACGTTACTTCATTATAACTGGTGGGCGTGGATCGGGAAAGTCTTTTGAAGTCGGACGTTTTGCAGTGCTTTTAAGCCACTATAAAAACGAACGAATACTTTATACACGGCAGACAATGACAAGCGCGCATTTGTCAGTTATACCCGAAATACAAGAGAAAATAAACTTTATGAATTGCCAAAACAATTTTGAGCAGGCAGGGAATAAGTTAAGTAACACTTTCAGTGGTTCGGAAATAATTTTCAAAGGCTTGCAAACAAGTTCAGGCGATCAAACGGCGAATTTAAAATCATTAACGGGTGTTACTTGTTGGGTACTTGATGAAGCGGAGGAGTTGACAGATGAAGCAAAGTTTGATAAGATTGATTTAAGTTTCAGAAAAAAAGGTGTTCAGACACGAATTATAATCATACTAAACCCAGCCAATAAATCGCACTGGATTTATAAACGTTTCTTTGAGAGCAAAGGAATAGCGGAAGGTTTTACTGGGCAGCATGGTGATACAACATACATTCATACTTCTTATTTGGATAACATTCAGAATTTAGATAGTTCATTTCTTGCAAGGGCGCAGGAGCTTAAAGAAAGCAATCCCGAAAAGTATAATCATATCATGCTTGGTGGTTGGCTCGATAAGTCCGATGGCGTTATTTATAAAAATTGGCGATACGGTGAATTTGATACTACATTACCGTTTTACTTCGGCTCTGATTACGGTTTCAATCCCGACCCTGACGTATTGGTTAAGGTTGCAATTGATAAAAAGAATAAACTAATATACGTGCATGAAGAGTTCAAAGCAAACGAACTACCAGCAACAGAATTAGTTGATAAGATAAAAGCTATTGTAGGGCGTGAGGTGCTTCATTCAGAGAGTGCAGACCAACGAATAACTGAAATGCTTAGGCGTGCAAATGTAAAGGTATATCCAACGCAAAAATATCCAAACAGTGTGGAAGATGGTATTCGTATGGTGCAGGACTTTACAATTGTAGTAAGTCCGACAAGTAAGCACATAGCAACTGAATTAAACAACTATATTGAAAAGAATGGCAAGCCTTTGAGTAATGGATATGACCACTTCTTAGATGCTATTCGTTATGTAATTATGGGAGTTCTAACAATAAAAGTAAGAGTAAACACCTCAGCAACATTTTAATAAAATGGAAATATACAATTTAACATACATTCAATTTCTATCTTTGCACGAAGAGTATCGGAATGAGATGCAGGAAGTGTATATGTGTATTAAACCTATTGAAGTTGACTGCCAAACGTGGACATGGGGAAAAGTAAAGCAGGCTCAGGATATTTTAACAGGTGAAATAACGTTTAAAGATATTTTGGACGTGGCTGTTTTGGAAGGCTGCAAGCTTAAAGAAACAAGCCCAGCTCATTTAGTGTTCAGTACTTTTTTAGGTGTTCGAAATTCGATTAACGAAATATCAAAAATAGAATCCGGACAGTGGGCAACACAATTAGAGCCGAAACAACAACAGGCCATTGATAGTGTAGGAGGCTTTGAAATGTTCGGAACATTGCCGCAAACTTTACGACTAACTGAAATACTTCGAATGAGTTACAACGATGTGCTTAATGTTTCGTGGGAGATTGGTTTTGCCGCTTATACTTATGACGTACGTTCAAATGAATACAACAAAATAATACTTAAAGCAAAATGATAGATGCAATACAAATAGTTAAAGAGGTAGCAATTGCAAATGGCATGCAACCAATTTTAGCGAAGGATCTAAACGAGTTAAGCATATTGGTTAATAAAATGGATATAACCGACGGAAGCCCTATTCTTTATATTCGTGATGACGGCTTTACTCCTTTGAGTGAATCAAATCAATTCAATGGAGAAATAAGCAATAAGGTTGGTCTATTCCTTTGCCGTAAATTTGAAGCAGATACAATGAGTTCTATTTCAGAAACATATCAGCAAAAATACACTGCTCGTATCTTTCCACTCAAACAAATGATGTGGGCATTCCTTAACAGTGCCGACTGGTGCGTTGGTCAGGTTCAATTAATCTTGCAAGGGGATGTCGTACCAGTGCGTGACTTCTTAGCAGCTAATTTGGACGGTGTGAGTTGTGATTTAACTATAAATACATGGGGTCAGTAGCCGACATATTAACCAAATGGACGTTAGACCGTGAACAAGTGTTACGGGACAATTACGCACGCAAAAACATAAAGGCAAGCGGTAAGTTTGGCGAAAGTATCAATCACACAATAACAGATACTTCGACAGAGATACGAGGTGCCAAATATATAGGCGGTACAATTTACGGCCGTAGACCTAATACAGACCAATCCCCAGAAGGATTACGTAAGTGGGCGGCTGGCTTCGCTCCTATCATGCAACAATGGGCAAAGAATAAAGGTATTGGCGATGGGTCGTTTGGTTTAGGTTTTGCTATTGCTTATAACATAGCAAAAAAAGGCTGGACTATTCCAAATAAACACGGTAACGATGGGCGACTACTAACAGACACTTTCACACCCGAATCAATAGACGATTTAAAAAACCAAATAGGGCGGCTATATGTCACTGATATTTCACAAATAACTAAACAACAATTTGAAGCATGGCGTCAATAACTATCATAAGAGGATTAAACCAACAGGGTACAGCATTAACAGCTCCTTTGGTTTCAGTATACGCACCAACAGGCATTGAGTTTGATTTTAATCGCGATGCCCTAGCTGGTACTTATGCCGAGGTATCAGTTGATACTTATGTTTTTAAAGCAGTTAAAATATCAAGAGCTGGTAGTGTCGACCGTTATCAGATAGCAGTTGATTGGTTGCAGTACTTAACTTCATTACCTACAGTAGTAGCCAACATTACAACCACTTCAATAACATATACGATCACTGGTCGTAATTCATCAGGCGTATCGGTAGCTACAGCAAATGCAACTATTCAATTATCACATGGCTGCCCTTCATTCGGCTCGTCTCGGGGGCTCTATGATGTGTGGAACGTAGGTTACAGTCAATCGATATATCATGCTGGCAAATATAGTGTGTATAATAAGGCTACAGGCATTTATGAAATTGGTACAAGTGCTGCGGTAGGCGTTTACCGACCTATGGCAGGCGAAGAGATAGCGTGGATAAATGCAGATGGTGGCTGGAGCTTTTGGAACTTTAAAAAGCAATCAAAAAGCTTCGAGGGTAAGGCTAGTAATTTTGTACCATCATTCAATCTTTACAACTATCAAGCCACTTCGGCAGGGCGTAATTTGAGCCGTGAGCGAACCGTGCAAATAGATTTCAAAACAGTTGCTATCAATGCAGAGCATCATGAGCAGCTTTGTTACTTAGCGTCAAGTCCGCTTATAATTTACAACGGTTTTGAATACCAACATAAAAAGTCAACTGACACAACTGGAGCAGTAAAACAAAACCTAGCATTTACATTAACATTAGAGTCAAAAGAAAATGCAGCAAGCAATTGATATTAGAATTAGTTATGACCCACGTTTTCCGAATCCAGGCTACACAAATGGGCAGAAAATAGATGTCTATCAGGATGAAACGATAGAAGTGAATATGGGCGGCATATCATTGCTTAATTTGGCTGATAGGACGGCTAGCTATACTAATTCATTCAAGCTGCCACGTACACCGAACAATGAGCAGATATTTGGTTTTTCTGCAAACCCTACAAATGAAACTAGGCCAGTTATTCATGTAAGAATAACTAAGGGATTATATACTGCAAAAGCGATATTAAGAATCAAAGAATTTAATTCTGATTATAAAGCAGAAATAGTGTATGCTTCGGATGGCGTATTGAGCACAATTAAAAATCTTAATTTTTATACATTGCATGAAGAATCAGTGCTTAAACAAACATTGCATTTGCCTGAGTTGTATGCTCCAAACACTCAAACTGATATATTCTTTCTAACCGCTTTTCAGAGCATTCCAACTGATTATTCTTTTTTCGCTCCTGTAAGGAATACGCATGTTGTGAATTTGGATAGCAATATTAGAGGTGGTGCAGCAATGAGCTTTCAGTCCTTCATCAACAAGTTGAAATATGAACTAGGTATAAATATCACAGGTACTGCATTGACTGACCCATTGGTTTTAAAGTCGTGTATATTCAATCCGTATGGTTATTTTTATATTGACATGAATTATACATATACAGATATGCCAGTACCCACTTGGTCTTATGATATTTATTCTAAAAGGATAGCAACAACAGAGATTTTCTCATGTGCCGATGTACTAAAGGCTTTGTCACAAATATATTTATTCGACATTCAATATAATGATAACGGAATAGTATTAAATAGTTTTACTAATTCTGTTAATAACACCGCTACTCAAATTGAAACTTTATCTTTCACAAAAACACTTTACTCAGGCTATTCGGCTATAAATTATGTCGTATATGATATAGCCGATAAAGATGTCGTTTCACCATATTTTGGAGCAGACCAATTTGTTGGAGATGGTGACGGCTCAAAAGAGGTGTTGAAAATTTCAAACACAATACCGAAATTCTACTCAGGGACTTATGGCGGGTACGATTGTGTTAAGAAAGAAATAATGAGTACGACATCAGGAGAATACTTAACCAAGCTGTCAAGTTCTACTAATTACAGAACAACACTTGGATACGAAGCTTCACCAATAACAATGGCAGGAACATATTCTACAATACTTGATGGGGTCTTCACCAACCCCGTAATACTTTCAGCTGATGGCTACATTGACCCACTAACAGCCGACACTATTATGCGAGATAGAGTTATTAACTCAGTAAAGTTAGGCGGTCGCTATTGGGTAGACGAAATGAAATACAATTTAACAACAGGTAAAGCAGCACTTAAATTAATAAAATTATGACATACAACGAAGCAACACAACGGTGTTTAGATGCCGCGGCTCAATACGGCTTGCAATCCGAACAATACTTCGAAGCACGAACAGAAATGCTTATCGCAGGATGTAGATCAATGAAAGCATTATCAAAGACAGAAAAATTTATTAACTTTTTATACAGAATACAATGGCTACTGAAACGCAAGAAGTTTTAATAAAAGTCCAAATGGATGCTGGCGAAGCTTTGAAACGTCAACAACAATTAAAAGTTGCTTTGGACGCTGCAAAAAATTCATTGTTAGAACTTGAAAAAGCAGAAGGGAAAACATCTAAAGCTTACATAGCACAGGAAGCGCAGGTTGCAAGCCTTAACCAACAGCTCCGAAACAATGGAACGGTTTTAAAACAGCTATCCCAAAACACGGGCGATGCTGCTGGTGCGTATGCTTTACTAAATCAAAAGTCAGCGGAAGCTAACCAAAAGGCAAAAGACTTGGCGGCTGCTTATGGTGCGAATGATGAGCGAACAAAAGCAGCTACAAAAAACGCTCTAGGATATACAAACCAACTAAAGGAAATTGATAAGGCCGTTGGCCAAAATTTCCGATCGGTCGGTGATTATGGAAAAGCAACGGAAGGACTTGCGGGAGCATTCGGTCAAATGCCGGGTGCTTTGGGTAAAATGGGCGGTGCCGTATCAACAGCAACAACAGGATTCCAAGCAATGAACATGGCTTCTCCAGTTGGTTGGATTACTATTGCAATTCAAGTAATAGCAGGTTTAGTTCAAAAGTTTAGTACATTTGCTCCAGTAGCTGATGCAATTACTAACAGCATGGCAAAATTAACCGCTGCTTTTGATGTACTTAAAAATGGTGTTATTGCTTTGGTTACTGGACAAAAGTCTTTAGGCGAAGTAATGAGCGGAGCAACTGACGAAATGACTAAGCAGATAGCCGAAGCGGAGCGATTGGCGGAGGCTCAAAGAGATTTAGAAGACAGAACAGAAGCCAGCTCAGTTTCGCAGGAAAAATATAAAAATCAAATCAACCAATTACTTTTACAGTCAAAAAACAGAACGCTATCAGAAAAAGAGCGTATGAGGTTAATCGATGAGGCTTTGGTGTTAGAGGGTAAGGCTTATGCAGAGCGGAAAAAACTGGCTGATGATGAGGTGAAGTTAATTCAAGATAAATTAATTAAACAGGGCGGTTTAAATGCTTTTGAAGCAAGCGAATTGCGAAAAAAAGGTGTTGCATACGCTAGGTATAAAGAAGACCAAAAAAACCTCGAAGACCAAACTATTAAAGACTTAGCCGCTGCATTGGTAACTCAACAACAAATCGAGGGTGAAAGCATTTCTTTGCGCGAAAAGGCTATGAATAGACGGGATGTTATAGCGGACAAAGAAGCCGAAAATGCAGAGAAACGTGAAGCAAAAGCACAAGCAGCACGTGAAAAACAAAACGAAGCTCAAAAGAAAATCGAAGCCGATAACATAGCACGTTCCGAAGTGTACAATAAAAAGCAAGATGAATTGTACGCAGCGCAACAAAAGGCATTGGAGGGCTTAACCGCAACTATCGAAGCAGTACAAGAGGTCGAAGACTTAGACACAACAGCATTAACGCAGTATGTTAAGGACTTAGAAGATGCAAAAGCTTATGTAAAAGGTGAATCGTATGCAACGCAACTAGATGCAGAACAAGCGTTCTTGGATGAACAATATGCTAGACAAATTGCTAATGCTCAAAAGGTAGGTGCTGATACCAATACGATTCAACAAGCCTATGCTATAGCTTCAAAAGAAATTGAAAAGAAAAAAACAGATGCAAATCTTTCTTTAGCTTCTCAATTTGCGGGCAACATAGCAACTATCTTCGGTAAAAACACAAAGGTAGGAAAAGCGGCTGCATCGGCTCAAATTGCTATTGATACTTATAAGGGTGCAATGGCGGCATTTAGTTCTATGCAATCAATCCCAATAGTTGGGCCAGCATTAGGCGTAGCAGCGGCCGCTGCTGTAGCGGTGCAAGGTGCGAAAGCTATTAAAGATGTTTGGGCTACTAAGTCAGGATTGCCTGGGGATGCTGGTGGAGGTGGTGCAAGTGTCAGTGGTGCAGTACCAACAGCAACTGCAAGTGTTACAGGATCACTTGTAAGCAGAACGAGCGGACAAACAGCACAGCAAGCGCAAACAACGGCTGTAAGTACTGCATTACAACAAAACCCAACTGTACCTGTGCTGGTAATTGATGATGTAACCTCGTCTCAAGCCAATAAAGTACAGGTTAAACAAACTAACTCACTATAAAAGAAAACCCCACTAAACTTAATTAGTGGGGTTTTTAATTTATTCCCTAAAATAATCTATTATTAGGTAGATTAAAAAAGCAACTCCAACAACTAATGCAACAGTACCTGCTGTTAATACAATAGCTTCTAAAATATCAATGTATGTTTTCATATCAATAAGTCCCGCTTATACTTGCAACACCGTAGCCGCTTGCAGAATTACTTCGTATCTTTTCAGTTCCTATATAAGCTTCGACTGTTACACCAGTGCCGTTATTGCTTTGAGCAGAAAAAGACCATGCCTCATCTGTTAGCATTTCAACATCGAATGAAGTTTGACCAGTTTCCCAAACTTTTGATATTTGTTGGTCAGCATAAGCAACTGTAAAAGTTCCCGAACCGATTACTTTAATCGTAAGTGGTGGAAATAAAAACTCGCAGCTACTTAAAAATAGTATTGCGGATAATAAGATTACTTTCTTCATGTCCTAAAATTGTTTTTCGTTTATATTTTTTTATTCTCGATATGTCGAAGTGTTCCACCTCGCTATTTTTTATTCTGAGTACATGATACCCGAATGCCTTATATACGCAATCTTTTACCATGTCTTTAATTATTATTTCCTTTTTGTATTGGTGACCACCACCATCGACTTCGATTAATAGTCCATGTTTAGGACAATAAAAATCGGCTGTAAAAAAAGACCGTTCAGTAAGTACTGGATATTCACGCTCGAACTCTATACCGTGAAAGTGCAACTTTGCAGCCATAAGGAACTCGGCAGGGGTTGGGTCACGAATGTTTTTTTTTCGCCATTCGATTAAAGCACGGTGACGTTTGGATATTTCTCTACTCATTTTATTCCGTGCATCGCAAAAAATTTCGTAACTCCCAAATCATATTTAACACATAATTCCGCTGCAAGTTCTGCCTTGCTTTGTACCGAACCTTTGCGGCGGTTGTATTCAATGCTTGCCTTGAAATATACTTCACATTCCATACAATTGTCAGTCCACAATACATAGCCACGTCCTTCCAACTTCTTAACACGGATATAACTCGGTAAATGTCCGCCTATTATATGCCTATAAACCGTACGTTCGGATATGTTATTTATCTCTGAATACTCTTTTACTGTTAGTACTTTCATTTAGTGTCCTTTTAATTGACAAATATACAACACTTTTTTTGAATAGCAATACTTTTAGCGTTTTTTTGCATAAAATTACTACACAAACAGAATGGCACAAATAGAAATAAAAGGAGAAATCGGTAAGGAATATACTTATAAACAGTTTATTACGGACTATTCGAACGCTAAAGGCGAACCGATTAATCTATTTATTAACTCTGTTGGTGGCTCGGTAACGGAAGGAAATCAGATAGCTGACTTTATTCGTTCACATTCTGACAGTTTTTTGCGGGTAATCAATAGCGGACATGTTGCCTCAATTGCAGCTTCAATATTTTTGGCTTTACCTTTTGAGAAACGTTTCTTTGATCTGGCTAAAGGGGTTGCATTAATCCATAACCCAATGGCAACTCAGCTAGGGGAAGACACAACGGCAAATGGTTTAAAGTCAATGTCAGAATTATTACTTTCAGAACAGAAGAACATTAATTCTTACATCGCAAAACAAACGGGTGCAGACAGTGACGTTATCGGTGCATTGATGCAAATAAACGAACCATTAACCGAAGCTCAACTTACTTCAATCAACTTTGCAAACATTCTTAAATTTCAAGCAATAGCATATTTAAACGAAAACAAAATGAACAAACAAGAATTAGAACAGACTATTGATTCCAAAATGGGGTCTTGGTTCGACAAGGTAATTGCAAAACTTTTTCCTTTTAAAGCAATCATGGTAACCGATGCAGAAGGTAACCAACTTGACTTCCCCGAAGTACCCGAAGGTGGCACTATCGAAGTAGGCGCAAAGACAAGCGCACCCGATGGCGAGGTGGTAATGGCGAGCGGTGAAACATATGTAATCGCTGGTGGCGAATTGAAGGCCATTAAACCTGCCGAAGCTGAACAACCCGAAGAAGCTCCGAACGCTGAACTTGAAGCTATCAAAGCCGAAAACGCAGCCTTAAAATTGCAGCTATCTGGCGCAAACGCAAAAGCAACCGAACTTGATACTATCAAGGCTCAACTTGCAACATTCAAATCGCAAATGGTAGTTACTGAACCGCTGGAGGGCGATAAAAAACCAGTAACAAACAGATTCGTATAATCAATTAAAAAATAAATATCATGTCATCAGTAGTAGATCTATCAACCTTGACCATAAACGCAGAAGAAGTACGGTCAATCTCAGAGATTCAAGCAAGATTATTGCTCGAAAATCCGCAATTTGAAAGCATGTTCACCACATTCAGTGGTTTTACATTTGCGCAGAAAATTGCCTTAGCTAACGAATTAGGTTTAACAGGTAAATTGGATGCTGGTGGAGCACGTCCAACAACTGGAAACCTTAAAGGTACATTTACAGAAAAAGAAGTAAAAGTAATAGGTATTGGAGATACGTTGTATCACACACAAGCCGATGTTAATCAGAATTGGAAACCAATGATTCGCAAAGTTGCTAACGACTTTAAAGAATTAGACCTTAACTCTGACGTTGCAAAATATATCGTTGGTATATTGGAACAAGCGATTGGTGAAGCTCGTTGGAGAATGACAATGTTGGGCGATACCGCAGCCGACACCGTAGCCAATGGTGGTAAGCTTGTAAACGGTACAGATAAAACTTTATTCAATGCTCTTAACGGTATTTGGAAACAAGTAGCAACTGGCGTGGCTGCAACCACAATTAAGAAAACTGCAATCACGGAAAATACTTTGGCAACCTTCGCCTTGCAATTAGGCTTAGCTGCCGATGCTGGATTGAAAGCTCTGAAAGGTATGTATGACAATTCACCCGCAGTTTTGAAAGGTAAACCAGATGCTTACTTTTGTTTAACCCCCGAATTGTACTATAATTACGAAGAATATTTGGCTTCAATGCCAATGACACAAGGAGGGTTATCGTCTGCAATGATTGACGGAGTAAAGGTTTTGAAGTATAAAGGCTATCCAGTTATCAAAGATGAAATTACAGGATCTATATTAAAATCGCACTTCCAAAACGGAACTAAATATTTTGATGTTCATCGTGGTTTTTTCACTTGTAAATCAAACTTAGGCTGGTACACAACTTCTGACACTGATTTAGGAAATGTAGAATCGTTTTACGACATGAAAGACCGTCAAAATATCATGGCTTATCTCTTTAATATGGACGTTTTGATTTTGCGTGAGCAACTTATCACTGTGGCATATTAAAAACAAATAAGGTAGTGGGGATTGGTTTTCCCACTACTAACTAAAAAAAAACTTTCCTAATGAGCAAATTAGTACAAAATATCACCAACACACCCCGCAGCATTAAAGGACTGAAACCTTTAGCAAAATGGGCGTATCGTTCGGATATACAACTGACTTTAGTAGACAATAAAGTAACGGCTGTAACGGCTGGAATACTTGGTGTTATCGAAGGTTGTAAATTCTTTATGAACGCAGGCGGTGAGCAGGTTGTAGCTGAGGATAATTTCTCGGGCTTTAAACAAAAGTTTACTGCTATTATAAATGATGGCGGTGAGGTGCTTGATGGCATGGACGACATTGTGCTATTCGTTGAAAGCAATGACGGAATTAAATACGTTTTGGGTGCCAAATACGGACTTTGGAAAACTTCTCAGGCCGCAATGGCAAATGACAATCTATCAACTACAGCCGTAGAATTTACAAGCCGTGAGGGCATGGAAGAAATATCTGGCGATTACTATTTAATCGCTGACATTGCAACTATTCCAACGACCGAAATATATGAAGCGATTGAAGAGCTAAAAATAGCTGCTAATGGTAAAGTATATCTTGAAGTTGATAGCAATAAAAGCTGCAAGGTTGTACTTCCTGACAATAGCATTCTAACCTCCACCGCTGGAAAAATTGACACTACTTGGAATGGTGCGGCAGGACGAGTTAAGTTGATAGTTCCGAAAGATAGCGAATTATACGACTATTCAACATCTGATTTTATCGATGTAAGCAATCAAGGGCTTTCACAGGTTACTGCTTTAATTGCAAGCATAGATTCAACTTCAGGAGTTTTTAACACAAATAGCGAAACTATTTTTAGTGATTTGAGTTATGAAACAAGAATGAATTTAAAAGCAGCAACTACAAATAATTGGACTACAAACGTTCTAAATTATATCCCTAATTTAGCAAATGTAATGCACATTGGAAATTCAATTACATTGTCAGTTCCTTTTGGTGGGATTTGGTGGGGGACTTGGGGGATGGCTGCAAGTCAAGCTGATAAAGATTATGTAAGCGTATTTAATTCGAAATTGAATACTGATTACGACATTATCATTGATTCAAAAAGGTTAAATATATCAGGTTGGGAAGCTAACCATGCAACATTTGATAAGTCGACTCTTGATAGTAATTTTGACGGAACTGAAGATTTTATTGTTTTAAAAGTTGGTGAAAATGTATCTTCATCTCCTGAGTCATTAGCTACTTTTGTAGCCGATTATGTTGATTTAGTTCAGTATATTCAAGATAAATCACCAAATGCTAAAATGGTACTTTGTACATCATTTTGGGAAGGCATATATGTTAACGATACGATTATAAATGCCGCTGTAGCATTAGAATTGCCTTGCGTAGTTCTCGACACTCTTGATATTCCTGAAAATAAATCATCTATTGGAGCAGAGGTTTATGGGGATGATGCTATATTACATGAAATTACAGATGCAGCAGTTGCAGCACACCCATCGGATATAGGAATGGCAGCAATTGCAAGCTTAATACATGAAACAAAATGGAAATTGTAAAGAATAGCGCTTTGTATTACGCTATAAACCCTGAAAAAAAGAGTAGAGATAAAAAAAAAACTATTTATAATGGAGTGGCGTATAAACACAGCGATTACACCACAGCGACAAAACAAAAAGATTTACCCCAACAGGTAAAAGATGCGATTAATAACGTAAATAAAAAAATATAACATCATGGCTAAATTAACAGCTTCAATAACAAATGCAGCTCGCTCGGTAAAGGGCTTGCAAAAAACATGGGTAGGTAATCGCACCGATTTCACTATCACGAAAACAAATAACGTATTGTCGGCACTTGCATCTGTTGGTGGTGCTAAACTATTTCTTGCATCAGGTTGCAAAGATTTCAACAATGCAGGACACGAAGCTACTATCTTTGAAAATCTTTGCACTGCTTACAAACACAAATATAGTTTATCAGTAACAGAAGATGCTGGCAATACCGCAGCAAAGGCTGCCGCTCAAGCCAATATCGATGGTGCAGAGGATATATTTGTTGTCGTAAAAACCAACGATGGCACTTTGTTGGCATACGGCTTGGATTACGGCCTTTACAAAACAAGTCAATCACAAATGGCTAACGATAACAACGCACTAACAGCGGTCGAATTTGGCACACGTGAGGGCATGGAAGAGACCTACAGTAAATACTATGTAACCATTTCAGAAGCGACACTTAACGGACTTCTTTAATACCTACTAACTAATTTTAGACCTCGATACGATACCAATTGTATCGAGGTTTTTTAATACAATTTTATGAAAGCAACAATAGTAGATTTACAGCAACGTGAAATTATCACGCTTGATAAGCAGAAAGGAATATATAATAACGGTGCTGATAACGCCTACCCTCAAAGGGTGGAACGGATCATCAATAACTCGGTAACGGCTAAAGCGGCTTGCGATAAGGCGAAAGCATTTATCATTGGAGAGGGCTTTGTAAATGAAACGCTTAACGAATACGTTATATATGAGGATTTAACTGGCAAAGTAACGCTTTACGACCTACTTTCAAAGGTCGCACACAGCATTTCACGCCAAAAAGCAGCTGCAATTAACGTGCAATACGATGGTAATCTCGAAATATCGCAGCTAAAACACATACCCTATCGCAATTGCCGTATCGGTAAACGTGATTCAAACGGTTATTCTGGCTTAATACACGTCTATTCCAACTGGGATAAGCGACAAGGCGAGGATTTTAAGCCCGCAAATGCTGCTAAAATCAACGTTTTTAACCCTAAAAAAGAAGTAGTTCAGGCGCAATTTAAGCCTAATTACCTAGGACAAATGGCAATGTTGCTATTGGATGATGAATTTGTTTATCCTTTGGCACAAATAGACCCTGCTTTGGAAGATGCAGATACAGAAGCACAAATAAAAGGTTTCAAAAATGGCGAGTTAAGAGGTGGTTTTTTTGCTAAATACATGGTATATCACACCGCATTCGAAAACCAACAAGACCAACAGCAATTCAAAAATACTTTGGGCGAATTTCAAGGCGGAGACCATAAAAAAAGCTTATTGCTTATACCTGCAACATTTGACGCGGATGGTAATTTTGTGGCGGATGCAAATATCAAGCTCGAAAAAATTGAACAGAACATAAACGATAAGATTTTTGAAAGTTACGAAAAGTCGGTCGCAAACAATATCCGTAAAACGATGTTTAACATTCCATCAATTTTGATTGAACAGCAGGAAGGATCAATGTTTGGAAGCTCAGGCGAAGCAATGAAAGCGGCTTTTGAAATTTACAATGCCGAAACACGCAATTTGAGAAAGACCGTTTCAAATTGGTTTGCACAGATTTTGAAACATTCAGCAGACCCGATTTTAAAAAACGCAGATTACACAATTAAAGAATTAAGCTATGGCACACCTTTGGACAGTACAGGAACAGCAGCGAATCAAGGCAATTGACCAAAATTCGTTAAGTAAATTTGAGCAACTTCAAAACGAAGTTGAAATTAACGATTTACAAAAATATCTCGGCACTGAATTTTATCAGGAATTGAAACGAAATACAGCCGCTTACAGCGTTTTATTGAACGGTGGCACTTACACATACAACGATGTGAGCTATTCGTTTGGTGGGCTTAAATACGTGTGTTCTTACTTACTATTTGCGAAGTATGTACGTCAATCATACATAACTGATACTTTCAGCGGTTTTGTGGCTCACACTGGCGAAGGCTTCCAACGGCTATCAAGTGCAGAGCTGGCAAATCAGGAAGCAATGTACAAAGAGATTGCAGGCACTTATTGGGATGAATGCCTGGCGTATTTAAGGACATTAAATTTAACATACTTTCCAACAACCGAACGCAGACAATTTAAAATCGATTCATTATGATATACACAACTAAACAGGGTAACAGCTTAACAATTGGGATGCTATTGCCTGACAATTATAACATTGCAAATGCTAAAGAAATATCCGTTTCTTTAGGCTCTGAAATTGTTCCCCACACCATCATCGACAAAATGGTACGCGTAGAACTTACTAGCGAATATACAGCACAACTATACGGAAGCAAGCCGCTTGTATTTACATTAGATGATGTGAACTTTGGGGTTTACAAATCAGACTTAGGAAATATCAACTTCTCTAATGTAGCTTCGACATTTGCAAATACATCTGTAAATAACGGCTACAACGTAACCTTTGCATTAAGCATTACACCAACTGCTATAACAGTAGATAGCGTGTTGTATGATTATGTGAAAGGAGATAAGGGGGATGATGGAGCTGATGGAACTACCGATTATGTTGAATTGGATAACAAACCATCCATCAACAACGTAGAGTTATCGGGCGATAAAACAAGTACTGACTTGGGTTTACAACCAGCAGGTGATTATGCTGCAACCGAACAGTTAGATGCGAAGTTGGATAAGTATGAGTTTGGGTCTATTTTTGGGACTGTACAAGGTGCTCAATATGCTGAGTTTGCAGAAAACTCGTTAAATGCTTCCAGCGCCACACACGACCAATACGGCAACCAAATCGACCTACATTACGCTACACAAGC